GGGTTGTCGAAGGTCAGGTACGCCGTAGTCCCGGAGAGCGTCAGCACCACCCCCGTCAGCGTCACGCCACCCGCCGTGTACCCAGCGCCCACAACCTCGTTGGAGGTCGTGTAAACCGTCGTGGTGGAGTCCAGCGTGGCGTTGCCCGTGTACAGGGCGAACTTAAGCGTGTCCGTGTCGAGGTCGTGGATACCCTGCCAGGACTCCAGCTTGAACGAAGATGTCAGCCCTTGGAGGATCATTACGACACCTGAACCTTAGCCTGCCCATTACGGTATCCATCTCCGCGATTCTTCCCGTCAACGAGGTTCTTGAAGAGCGACAGCGAGGCCACAAACTCCTTGTCGTACATCGCCACAATGTCAGGCTCTTGCTTCATAAACCTAGCCGCCTCGGCCATCACGCCGTTAAACAGCACAGACTCGTAGTTTTCACCCAGCCATGACCGGCCCGTTGCAGCCGTCGTGATGCTCTCCGGATAGGCGTTGTACGCCACCTGAAGGTTCAGCGTAGCGCTGGGCGTCGGGGCCACTTGCAGCGTTTGCACGAGCGGGTCGGAGATGTTGCCGTACAGGGCGTAATACTTGGGAGTCCCTGTCACGGTCGGGTTCTGGTACGACTCGCGCAGGAAGTTCACATCCTTGTTCAGGAGGTACTCCCAGTTGTTGTTCGCCAGCACCACCGCCACGCTGAAAGCAGACAGGAAGTCTGCCGGGAGGCTGACCGTGCTCGTCCCGATGACGAGCGGAATCACCGAGTTCTTGCGGGTGATCGGGGCCTGAGTAGCGTTGTAAATCTTCTGCTCGGCAAGCCGAGTCATCGTGGCGAAGTCAGTCGCACTGAAGGTGTTTTCAGTGTAGTCCTGAACAGCAGTCTGCAACTGCGTGTAAGTCATCGCCACGATTTACACCCTCACGCCATCGGCCCACGGGCCATCGTGCCCTTGGTGGCTGCGCCAGTGCCGCGAATCTTGATGCCCGAGGTCTTGACCTCCGGGTACGCCTTGGCACGCTCGTTGCCAATCGAGACGTTCAGGTGCTCGACACCCTTCTCAGTCTTGCCCGCAGGGGCGGGCGCTTGCGTCTTCTTCATGGTTCACCCCGTCTTCTGGTTCATGGCGCGGGACATGTTCTTGCCCAGGCGCATACGGTCCTCAGAGGTGGGACCGCCCTTCTTAAAGCCCTTGCCCCCGTGCAGAGCACGTTCGTGCCCCTTCACAGCTTTCGTCGCCTCTTCTTTGGCGACCTTGCGCATAGCGTTTGGCATTTCTGCTCCTTCGGGCACGGCCCGTTTAGATCGTTACTGTACCAACTTCCCCGCGCCCGACCAAGGTATTTGGCGTGAGCGCGGCATCGAAACTCTGCGAGCCTCCAATCGGGTTCCAGCCCCACTGGATGGTCAGCATACCCTCGCCCGGGAATCCGAGCGTGTTCGTCCCAGACTGAAGCCACGTATTCGTATCAGGCCGGGGGTCTCGGATGGCCTGCGGGTCCGAGATTGGGTACATGCCAAGTTGCAGTTGCGGCTGATCCGGAGTCCAGCATTGGGGGCACGCACGAATCTGCGTTTGCTTGGTCTTGACTACGAGGTTCTTGAGCTTCTTCAGGTCAAAGCGGAAACCGCACAGATCGCAGAACCCGAATGCTTTTGCGCCGTTGGCAAATCGGTTAGCCATTTAGCCACCAAGGAACATCTGACGCGGGACGAACCGAACCGCTGAGCGGTCTCTGTCTTCCGTCGAGGCCAAATCCCACGCTTCGTCGTACTGAGCCTTCAGCACCTGCATCCTGTCTTCAGCGCCAGGAATTTTCATCGACAGGTAATAGGCAAGCCCCGCGACGAGCGCATTGAGGAAGCGGAACGGGATGTCCTGTGTGTACGTCCCACCAGCCCCGGCGTCTTGAATCCTGCGCAAGCGCCAGTACACGAACGTGTACGTCTGCGAGCTATCCGGCACCGGCCAGACAGTGAATTGCGGAGCAGCTTGCTGTCGGTTGATCCAGACTTGGATCGGGCGTGCTTGCTGGAGCTTGTTGGGGATCGAGGAGTACGTGGAGACCGAGATGCGCGTGATGGTCAAGTCGGTCTGAGTAGAGACGTTGCCCGCACCGGTACGGATCACATGCTCGATCAGGTCCACCGTGTCAGCAGGCAGCGTATACGTTGCCGTGCCGGGAGTCAGGACTTGCTGACCCTGCTCGATGGTCCAGAGGTTAATCCCCCGGTTCGCCCAGTCTGCAAAGAGAAGGTTAAGGCTACGCCTTGCCGTACGTAGATCGTAGCCTGTGCGCAACTCCGAGCCGCAACGCTCAAACGCTTCTTCAACGATCTCATTGAGATCGAGGTCAAATGTTGCGGTCCCGGAGGTAGGCATTACTTACTCTTTCCAGACGGGCTTACGGGCCACGACTCGCGGGTGGGGCCGGTCTTCTTGCTCGACATAGCTCGCTTCTGGGCGGTGGACATCTTGCTCGCAGCTTTGGCAGGGCGGCAGGCGGGATAAGCGCGTGAGGTCTTCTCAGAACCGGAGCGCCCGCAGGCTTTTCCGGTCTTCACATCGACCCACTTCTCGCCAAACCACTTGCCGAGTCCTGCCTTAGCCACGCTTCTTCACCCGGTTGTCTGCACCGGACCAAGACCCACCGCGCTTCTTGTACTCCTTCGCAGCCCACGCGTTTGCGTAAGCGCTCGGGTACACATCGAACTTGCTGCGGGCCTCCGCTTTGACCTTGGACCAGAGCGAGGAATTGTTGGCTTTCGCTTCCCCGCCTTCGGCGTACAGCTTGGTTGGCTCCGGCCCATCGCGGCGGACGATGGACTTGGGGAGCTTCGCCCTGTTGACCGCGCCCATGCCGCGTGAGGGTCTCACACGAACCGCCCTTTGGTCTTGCCGCGCTGCTCGCAGCCACCGCCACGGACAGAGCCGCCTTTGGCGTAACGCTGCTCCGGCAGCAACGTCTTTGGGTTGAGTCCAGCAGTGCTGAGACGCGGCGTTTTGCGCTCTACGTCCTTCCCGCGACTCTCTCGACGCATTTCCGATTCCGCTTCACGAGCCTTAGCTGCGCGGGCTTCTGAAGCCGCACGAGCATTCATTGCGTCTGACGCGGCGCGATCCGCCATCTGCCGTGTGGTAGACACCGGACCAGACTCACCACGGGGACGCCCAGGAACCGGCGCGGAAGACCTAACAGCAGGCTTCGGGCGGGGCTTCGCCGCCTTGGGCTTCTCCGGCTCGGGTTCAGCCTTCGGTCCCGGCTCGACAGCGATGCCTTCGCTCTTGTTGTACTCCTCAAGAGGATCAACGTCGCCGCCTTCGTTGTAGCGCTTGGACTTCATCAGCACTTACCTCCGCCCATCATCTTGACCATCTTGCCCTTGGTCTTGCCCTTGGACTCGATGCCGCCGCCACGAGCGTAGCCTTTGCCTTTGGCCTCGGCCTTCTCGTGAGCAATCATGCTCTTCGGAGCGCCCTTCTTCTTCATAAAGGACAACTCCTTCTTCACCATCGCGGGGGACTCTTTCTTCACGGTGCCTCCTTCGGCATGGGCTTTTGGCCCGACAAACTTCTTGGCTACGCTGGGCGGAACATCTGTCTTACCCGCCAGCGAGGCGTACATGAACCGGCGCTGTTTCTCAGACTTGACCGGCACGGTTTACTCCTGAGAAGCCCTACGCTCCCGCAGAGTGTCTAGTTTCTGAGAAAGCGCGTCAAGTCGCTTGAGCAGTTCATTCATATCCTGCCGAAACTCTGCCCGAGTGATATGGTCACGGGCCACTTCTTCCCGAGTTCGGTTGAGCAGAACGCTCAGCCTATCAAGCTCTTTGAACTTGGAAGCCATAAAGAATCCGACCACAGCAAGGAGGACCGACAGAATGAGGTTCCAGATTGCGATGTTTTCCATCTCAGCACTTCCACGCACGCAAAGATTTATTGATCCGTGAATTCGGATCATTAGCCGTCTTCTCTGAAGTCAGCTTCTTTTTCATGCCACTCATTCGGGCACAGAATGACTTCTTGCGAGGCCCGCCTTCAGGCTGCGGGGCTTTCAGCCCAGGCTTTCCGGGGTTAGCTTTGTTGTAGGAAGCGCGACCTTTGGCGTTCAAACCCCCCTCGGGGTTCTTTCCTTCGGCCCTTTGCCACGCAGGAGACTTAGCCATACAAACTACACCAAAGTTAAGAGCCTATCCAGCGTGAGTTGTGTTTGCTCTTTCTCAGCACTAAGCTCGTTTACCCGCGTCACATCGCCTTGATGTGCTGCAGTTTCACTAAGCCGGTTGAGAAATTCAACCCGCGATCTGAGCATCGCAATCAACTGTTCGACCGTCATATCAGCGCTGCCCGTGACATTAGCGTGCCGCCTGACTGCAGAACGTACACAAACGTGTACCCACCGGAAGTGATGGCTTCTACAATGTTGCCAATCGTCACCGTTCCAGACAAGAACGTGGTTGTCCCACGACCCACAATTTCCCGCGTTTCCAGATCCAACTCCAGCACGCGAACAACCGACGTATTGGCAGTTCTGGTCAGCAGAATCTTGTTGCCGCCGCCGTAGGTGTAACTGCTTCCTGTCGTAAACAGTTCGTTCTGTGGGTGGAAGTGAATACCGTAATCCCAGCGCCCGGTCTGGATGTTGAACAGGTCGATCTGGTTGGTGCCGCCGCCACGGATGGACACAATATACTTGCCGCGATCCACCGTCGCATCAAACGGATACAGCAACTCGATGCCAGCGCCGCGAGCCGGTATGCCGTAGATGGCGTAAACCGAAGTCGCATCACCCGCTGTGATCGTGCCGGTTGTCAGTGCCGTCGCCGTGTTAGATGCAACCGTAGACTCCTGCCCTGCCCCAGTCCCCGCGATGATACGAACACGCTTACCAGCCCACTGGTTAACCGTCCAGTTCTTGCTGGTGGTCTCAGTGATCGACGTTGTGGTCGATGCGCTTGCCAAGCCCCAGGTATCAGCGATCTCGTACTTGGTCGTGGAGTCCGGTGTGAACGCCTGCGTTGCGTAGGTCAGCGTGGTCGCGGTGTTGCTGATGATGGAGATACGCCCCGAGCCGTAACCCGTGCCTGTCTCGATCTTAAACAGGTAGCCCGCCCACTGGTTCGGAACCCATGACTTTGTGCTGTCCACCAGGGTAGTGGTGCTGCCGCTCGTGGCCCAACCGTAGGCCCGCTGCCCGCTGATAGCCCGTTGATCATCAACCCCAAACGCCTTGCTGTCATAGATGACGTACTTGCTGGTGCCGTTTACCGCTGCGGTAATTGTTGCTACGGTAATGGTTGTTGCGGTGTTCGCTGTAATCCAGCGGTATTGGGTCGTAGGTGCGCGGCCCGCTACGCTCAGTGCAACCACTCGGCCAACGTGCTCGTTCGTCGTCCAGTTTTTCGAGGGGTCTACGATGACGGTGGTGCTCTGCGAGTTGCTAGCCGCCATGTTGGCCGTCGCCGTCACGGCTACGCAAAATGTCGTGGTGGACGGAGCGCCCAGCAAAGTATGCGCAGTATTCCATGCGGCTTCAGAGCAACCCGCAAAAGTTACGCTATCCCCGGTCCGGAAGAAGTGCGCGGATGCTGTGGTAATTGTCGCGGTCGCGCCAACAGAAGTGATCTCAATCGTACAGCCAGTACCCGTACCGCCCGTTGTCGCACGCCCAGTGCCTACCGTAAATCCAGTGGCCGTCCCGCTGTTCACGAGCGCAATGCCCGTCACGATTCCACCAGGGTTGATGCTGGTAACAATCACCTGTGCGCCAGTGCCGCCCACCGAGCAGGTCAGTACATCACCAATGACATAACCGGTGCCGCCTGCCGTCGGAGCAGAGGATACACCTGTAACACCCGCAGCAATGCGAACGCCTGTTGAGACGCCCACGGGCATCCAGACGTTGCCCAGAGAAGCAGAGATGTTTGCCGTTACGCCGTCGTCAAACGCCTGCCCCTGCATCCAGTAGTCGTTCTCTGGCGAGTATGCATACATAGCCGAAGCTGCACCACCAGCCATGTACAAACGATCCCAGTCAGGCCAAATTTCAAACGTGGAGGTAGCGTCAGGAGTCGTTGCCCATTGACGAGAAAGCCAGAACGTCGTGGCGTTATTCCCCACAATACGTCTGTTTTGACCAACTCCAGTACCACCAACAATCAAAAGTCGGCAGTTGGCCCAGCGGTCATTGTCAAGCGTCAGAGAGGAAGCAGTAACCGTACGAGAAGTCGCAGACGTTACCGCAGTGGAGGCCAGCAGGGGTGTACTGACTTTGGCAAGACGCTCCAAAGCAACATCTGTACCAAGTGCCGCAAGGAGCATGCCTTGAGGGCAGGTTTTGCTGTACCAATAGTCCGCAAGAATGTCATAGTACTGCAGCGTAAAGAACGGCGCAGCGGCGGCAGACGACACCAGATAAAGGCCACCAGAAAGCGTTGTGAAGTACGAAGTCGAATCCGGCGTAACTGTCCAGTTTGAATTCAGCGAAAAGTCTGCTGAAATGATGCGGTACATCGTCTGTGCGCCCGCAGTCGCCGCAGGAACGGCATATGGAGACGTAGCCAAAACATCCGTGTTATTCCACGGATCGTGCGGCATCAGGTTGGCATCGGAGATGGTGATGGCGGTGGCGTCGTTGTAAAGCACCTTGCGGTACAGGGTCGTGCCCGTGCCAAAGGTGATGGCTACGGTGTACCCGGCCCATTCATTGACGCGCCACTTCTTTGTCGAGTCCGTAAAGACCAACGCTGTTGCCGCTGTCACCACACCAAAATCATGCGTTGTCTCGCCAGTGTAGGTGATCGTGCGCTCTTGGCCTGCGCCAGTGCCGTACTCAATTCGGATCGTCTGCCCCGTCAGTTCGCTTTGACGCAGGTTGGGCAGGCGCACAGAGGAAGCTGTGGCGGAAATGACCCGCCCGTGGTACCCGCGCCGCCGTGTATGCCGCATCGACACAAGCGTAGCAGGGGCAACGCCGGGGTTTGCCAACTGCTGCCATGTATCCTGCTCGGTGTCATAGCGGTAAAACGCCGAACCGCTAAGGTAGTAGATAAACCTGTCAGCACCATCTTCCGCAGTCGCAAATGCTGCCGTAGCGCCTGATGCAGCAGGAGCTTGGTTGCAAAGCTCAAAAAACGGAAGGTCCAGTACTGGAACAATAGTGCCGGGCATTTTACAACCTTAATCTAATTCCAGAATTGTACGCCTGCCGAGATATCGCTTTGGCGGTGTCAAAACCCCAAACGTTTGCAATGTTGGTCAGAGTGGATGCGGCCACATTACTTACCGTGCTGACGGTAGTAACGGTGGTTACGGCAGTGACTGCGCCAACCGTAGTGACGGTGCCGCTGTTTATGTCAATCGAAAGACGGTTAGACCCCCCGCCTGTGATCTGTTGCAGTGGTTTGAGCAGCGCCGCAATCCGTTGCAACACCGTAAGCGCTTGCGACTCAACAGGAACAGGATTAGAGCCGGTGTTGTCTATCTGAACTGGCGATACGGTAACCGCCCCCGATGGGGTGTACAGCGTCCAGGCCGGGATGGCGTAGGCACTTGGTGTACCAGAGCCTGTATCCCGATAAACAAACAACTGGCCCGTGGAATCCACGAACACAGTGTCGGAAAGACTTCCTCCACCCCCGCCCCCACCGCCCGTCGTGGGCAGCGGGTTACTCGCGGTGATCGGCGCACCAGTTTCGTCAAGAAGCTCGGTGCGGAAGTCTACGATCCCTGTCACGCCTCAAGCTCCTGCAAGTGCCGCTTGTGCTTGGCAATCAGTGAAGCCTTCAAAGCCTCGTGCTCGGCCTTCAGCTTCTCGACTTCAACACGAAGCGCGTCCGTCGCCTTGATCTTGTCGTCAAGGGACTTCTGGAGGGCCTTGGCCTCGGCCAGAGCCTCTGTGACCTTGCGCTCCGCTTCCACCGCA